CAGCCGAATTCCTTAACGGATTCGATAACTTCTTCTGTTGTACACCCAAAGTCTCTTGCCTTGAGTGGGTTTAAGAGTAAATAACGTGCTTTCATTAGGTTTCTCCTTAAGCTTCTACGATTTCATTAAACCAGTTGGATGAGGACCAACCAGCAGTAACACCAAACCTTACTTGTTTGCCAACCAAGCTACGAGCAATCTTATATTGCTTACGTGCGTGTTCAACATCACGAGTAATAGACAATTTACGCACAATGTCCTTGTCGTCTACTGCATAAACGTACCTGTTAGACGAATCTGTGTAGACTGCCATAAGTGTTGATGATTCCATTGTCATGGAAGCAGTTGTTGTGTCGCCTTTAGTAGCATAACCGAATGTTAAGGTAGTCATATTATTCCTTTGGTAATGACTGTTGATGAAAGCTTGGTACTTACCCCAAGTGGTCTCTCCGTAAGCCCGAGAAGAGCTGTAATTAGATGTGAACGATGTGAACTGTTACATCTTCTGATTTATATTTGATTAAATCTTTAGCTGACAATACTCTGTCAATTAACTTGTTTGTCTTGTTGCAATATACTAGGTACATATTAAGCCTCTTCTGTTGCTTCGTTAATTTCAATAATAAGAATAGCGAACTGAATCCCTGCTACTACGCCTGCTATGATAAGACCGATAACATGCATCCATCCATACATAATTTCGTACTGTATCTTATCGACACACCACACCATCATGTGTGACCACAGAAATACTAAAACAATGTGCATTAACTTAGTCATATTAATCTCCTTGAGCTATGACAAACAGAGCAAGATCGCTCTCCATTAGGTTGTTACACCTAATAGGCAGAGATCTCAAAAGAATCTGAACGGGATACCAACCCGAGCACAAATCTCCCAAATAGCTTCACGATTAGAAGTACTAAATGATACAGTACTTTGATCGTTAGCACCGCTAACATCACCAAGAGCGCAAAAACCTTTGTAATTAATACGAAGGTTACGCTCAGTAACAGTGACATCATCAATCATGTATGAGTCGTTATAGATACTAAACTCATCTAAATGATGTTGCACCTCGATCAAGTCAGACATCTTGATAAGGGTAACCATTGACATAACAATCTCCAACCCCAGAAACCCCGAGGAGCAGGTAGAGCAAGACGCTCTCGGAAGACCCCGACAAAGGAGCCAACCGAGAAAGCCCTCAAGAAACAGAAGAAGAACGAAAGCCAAAGCACAAAGCCAAGGCAGACAGGAACCAACCAAGCCCACGACCGCCAGAAGAAAAGGCAAGGGACACACACTCCCAAGCAAGACCAACACGGAAGCGAACAGGAAGAGACGACACACACACCCAACCAAACGGGGAAGACAAGCAGCCACGAGCAGGCAAAGGCGACAAGCAACCAACAAAACCAGAAGAAGGAAAGAAGAAAGAAGAAAGCACAGAACACCCCACAGAACAGCGCAGACAAAGGAAGCCGAGACGGGCAGCGCCACGCACCGAGACGGCAGGGAAAACAAGGGGGGCGTGAAAACCCAGAGGGGTACACCCAACAAACAAACAAATTTTTAAACACACACAAAGACATCTACCCCAGACATTCTCTAAAACACCCCTATAAAAGTAGGGGTACCCCAAAGACGTATACAAAAGATTACATTTCCAAAAATTATTAAAATTATTTTTTAAATAAAATCAACTGGTTAGTCGGTACATAATAGAGAAACATTTTTATTACATAGGCATATGACAACACAAAACAATTCTGAGAAGCTAGAGGCTCTAAGGGAATTAAAAAAGCGTGAGAAATTAAACGCTTACAAAGGCGACTTTGAATTATTCGCCAAAGAACAATTAAAAATCTTACCCAAAGACTCCTCTAAGGGATTCCAATCTTTTGAGTTCAATGAGGCTCAGAGGATTGTGAATGAAGCACTTGAGAAACAACTCAAAGAAACAGGAAGAGTCAGAGCTATTATTTTAAAGGCTCGACAGATGGGTTTAAGTACATACACGACAGGTAGGGTATTCTGGAAGAGTTACTTTAATGCTTACAATAAATCAGTAGTTATGGCGCATGATGCGGCTACTAGCGATGCATTATTTGGTATGTCCAGGAATATTATTTATAACATGTCTGATACATTCAGACCCATGTTAAAGAAGTCAAATGCAAAAGAGATTATGTTTGAGCATAATGATTCAGGATATAGGTTATATACTGCTGGTGCTCCTGAGGCTGGTAGGGGAACGACTCCTACAATTGCTCACTTATCCGAAGTAGCCTTTTGGGGGCATGATGAAAAGATTCTAGCAGGATTATTCCAAGGAATATCCCAGTCTGAAGGGACTGAAGTTATTCTTGAGAGTACTGCTAATGGGGTGGGTAATTCATTTCACAGGTTATGGCAGGGAGCTGTAAAGGGTGAGAATGACTATATCGCTATCTTTGTTCCATGGTACCTGATGACGGAATACCAGAGGAAAGTCCCTGAAGGATTTGAAAAAACAACAGAAGAAGAAGTATTAGTTACTCGATACAATCTGAGTGACGATCAACTATACTGGAGAAGGTTAAAGATTGCAGAGGGTGGTGAGAATAAGTTCCGACAAGAATACCCTGCGACACCTGAGGAAGCATTTATTGTTTCTGGTTCTAATGTATTTAATATTGAGAAGCTAAGTAAGTTAATTCCGCAACCAATATTAGCCAAGAGAGAGTTTAATTTTGAATCCTCTATGATGGAGGATTTAAGAGATGGGTCTATCGAGATATTTAAGTATCCTACTTTTGAAGATGCCTTTGCTATCGGTGCTGACGTTTCTTTGGGTGTTGGCAAGGATTATTCTACAGCAGTGGTCATTAATGCCCAAAGGGAAGTGTGCGCAGTTTATCGCAGTAATACGATTGATCCTAGTCAGTTTGGTGATTTACTATTTTATCTAGGTAGGTACTATAATAATGCTTTGTTAGCAGTAGAGTCTAATTCTATGGGTATAGCAACATTAAACAGGTTAACTCAGATGGGTTACATGAATATGTACTATCAGACTAAGATGGCGAATGTATCTAAGGAAGAGGGTAGCAGGATTGGCTGGAGAACAACATCAGCTTCTAAACCAGCTATTATTGGATTCCTGAAGAATGCTATTGAACAAGAAGATATATGGATACCTTCTAGGGTTATTATTGGTGAATTAATGAATTATGTAGCAGATGAGTCTGGAAAGACAAATGCTATCATAGGTCAGAATGATGATACAGTTATTGCCCTTGCTATTGCTCTTGAGGTTATCAGGACACACGGGGATAGATTAACAAATACAACGGTACCCTTCTCACAACGTATGGGTAATTTTCAACAAATAGAAACAACTTGGATTTAAAATATTATGGCAACTAAACAAGGTTTGTATGACAACATCCATGCTAAACGGGAACGTATAGCTAAGGGTTCTGGAGAGAAGATGCGTAAAGCGGGTGCTAAAGGTGCGCCAACAGATAAAAGCTTCAAAGAGTCTGCTAAGACTGCTAAGAAGAAGTAATTTAAATTTAAACAAATAAAGGATTAACATGGCTCAACTTAGACTCGGTTCAACTTACATTAGTGACCCTTATAGCCTCTCGGCATTAACTTCAACAGGTGTTCCTGTTATTGTCCCATCAAGTGGCACTATTGCTACTGCTGGTACTGTTACTTTAACTACTGCCCTTCCAGCTACCTTTTCAAGTGGTGCTTGGATGTATTTCCCAGCTACTGCTTTTGGTGGAACTGGTGTAGCAGGTGTGTATTGGGTAGTAATGAGTTCAACAACTGCAGGTACAGTGTATCAGAATGTTTCTGTTCCTGCCTCACCTTTTGAACCCTATATTCCCTCTCAAGTATTGTCTGCCGTAGTAGGTAGCAACTCTGCTTACACTCAGACTACTGCTTCTGATCTCGTTCTTGTTCGTACTACTGTTCCCGGTGGTTTGATGGGTTTATCAGGTGAAGTACATTACAATGCTTTGTTTAGCACTAATGCAACTGCTAACAGCAAACCAGTCAAAGTTACTTTTGGTGGAACAGCTATTCACACTTCTAGTTTAGCTGATAACGTTTCAACTGTTATTGATAAACTAATCTTTAATCGTGGTGCAACTGGCCGCCAAGTAGCTCCTCCGTTAGCTGTTTTAGGTCATGGCTCTAATGCAAATGCCGCTTTGTATCCAACTATTGATACCAGCAATGATTTTGATATCACTGTTACTGCTCAAATGGCTACTGCAACTGACTACGTTATTTTGGAATATGTTAACATTCTGGCTATTGAAGGCTAATAAGGAATAAAAATATGGCTGAAAAAGATTCAAGACTAACAAGGGCTGGTGTATCAGGCTATAATAAACCTAAAAGAACACCTAATCACAAAACAAAAAGCCACGTAGTTGTTGCTAAGGTTGGTGATAAAGTTAAGACCATTCACTTTGGTGCTCAAGGTGCTGTAGGTAGTCCTGACGGCTCTAAACGTAATGAAGCTTTTAAAGCCCGTCATGCATCCAATATTGCCAAAGGACCATTGTCTGCGGCATATTGGGCTAATAAGGTTAAATGGTAATATGGCACAAATTAATGTCCCCCTTAGGGGCGAAGAAAAAGAACAATTTAAAAAGTTAATCAAGCCTAAACAAGCTGGTAAGCTTTTAAATCCACAGGAAAAAATTGGTGATAAAATCCCTAAAGATTTTAATCCCCGAAAGAGTTAGTCCTTGTGTCCTAAGAGAAGTTTACTTCTACTTTGTTGGCTACTAGCAGGGTGATTAAAGAATTAGTAGCACCATACAAGTCTTGTTGTAGACTTTGATTGATTGAATGTACAACCCAAGAAAGGTTTACAATGAGTGATACAAGTAGAGATGTCATCCGCTTTGTGGATAGATATAAAGATCCAGTAGGAGATAATGAACTCCTAGCTATGATCGAACAGGGTGTAATGAACTCTGTTGGTGACTTTCTAAACAGTTCCGACTTAGCTCGTGAACGACAGAAAGCTACATACGAATACGGCATGATGCCGATGTTTCACCTGACTCCTCAAGGTGCTTCACAGATTGTCTCTTCAGACACTGTAGAAGCTATTGAAGGATACACAGCTATTCTTGCTGAACTTATGTTTAACAACAATAAGATTGCAAGGTTTATTCCTGCTGGAACATCCCCTAAGGCTTTCCATGAAGCTAAAGTAGCTTCTGATCTTGTTAACTATGGAATCTTTAAGCAGAATCCTGGTTGGGAAGTGTTAAATACATGGGTTAAGTCAGCATTATTGTGGAAAAATAGTATTGTTAGATGGGAATATATTGAAGACTTTGATTATAAATTTGAAGAGTTTGACTCTATCAGCCAAGAGAATCTTGACCTCTTGTTATCAGAAGATGACACAGAAATTATCGGTGATCTTAAATATGATCAAGAGTTAGACACCGATGAAGAAGGTAATGCTGTATACAAAATGGTATACAAGGATGTTCGCCTTAAAAAGAAAAAGAACAAGACAAGAATCTTAATTAAGAATGTACACCCAGAATGTTTCCGTATTACACGGGATGCGCATTCACTTGATGATGCGGCATTTGTGGGTATCCAGATTGATATGACTCGATCTGAAGTTAGAAAGTTTTTCCCCGACATAGCAGAGAATATTGACTGGGACGCCATTGGAGACGGTAGCTATGATTGGGCTACCAAGTACACCGAAGAGCAAGCAGCTCGTAAGCGTCTAGTTGGTGAAGAGTACTGGCTTGGGGGAAATTCAAGGGAGCTATTCCCGTCTGAAGCTAATCGACAACTCACTGTTATTGAGTGTTGGTTACGTGTAGACCGTGATGGTGATGGTATTGCAGAGCTTAAGCATTTTATTATTGCTGGTTCTACAATTCTTCTTGAAGAAGATTGTGATATGATTCCATTGGCGACTCTTTGTCCCTTTGAAGTACCACATGAATTCTTTGGTTTGTCTGTAGCAGATATGATTCGACCCATGACACTAGCCTCAACAGCTATCATGCGTGGATTCATTGAGAATGTCTACTTAACTAACTATTCACCTAAGCTTGCTGACCCTAACGTTGTTGACTTCAGTGCTCTACAGAACATGAAGCCTAAACAGATTATTGCCACAAACGGTAATCCAAACAATGCAGTAGCATCTATGACACCTGATACTATCAGTACAGGTACAGTACCTATTCTTGAGCTATTACAAATGCACAAAGAACAGGCTACAGGTTTGTCTAAAGCGGCTCAAGGTCTTAACGATACACTATATGTATCAGGTAATTCAGAAGAAAAGATGCAACGGGCTATGTCTGCGGCACAAGTACGTATTCAATATATGGCTCGTAGATTTGCTGAAACAGGGTTCAAGAGACTTTGTGAAGGTATCTACAAGACAATGCGGGATAAATTACGTGGTCAAGAAGTTGGTTACTATGATCAGAATGACTTGTTTAAGTCTGTTGATCCGGGTACATTACCAAGTAACTTGATGCTCTATGTTGATGTTGATGTTGGTGAAAACAGTAACAGCAATATCATGAAGAAGATGAATGTAATTGGTCAACAGATTATTCCAGCACTGCAACAAGCAGGAGCTGGTGGAGCTGTTAGCCCACAAGCCGCAGTAACTATTGCATGTAAAGCAATTGAGTCAATGGACATGGATCCTTTAGATTTCCTTGTTGACTACACTGATCCTAAGTTCATTGAACAAGCAATGAAGTCAAGAGAAGGTGAAATGCAGGCTGGTGAAAAGCAGAAACAACTTGAAGAACAAGTTAAGATGATTGACATAGCACAGAGACAAGCAACTCTTGATCTCACTAATGTACAAGCTAAAAATGCCATGCAAGATAACACCAAACAACTTATGGTTGCTTTGGATAAGAGTTATCAGGAATGGGGTAAGTTATATATTCAGGCGGCTAAAGAGGGTGTTGATATGCCTCCTAAGCCTGATATTAAAGAACTCCTTGCAATGGCTAAGTCTTTCATTGATGCTGACTCGCATAATGATGCAAGTGCGCCTCAAGGAAGCCAACCGCCACAACCACAGGGTGGACCTGCGGCTGCTGGTGAAAACCCAATGATGTAAACAATAACCTCCCTCAGAGATGGGGGAGTCTTTCTAGAAATAATTTATGGATAAATATCGTAAAGGCTTTGAAGCGAAGATTAAGCCGAAGATGAATCATGAGACAGGTGAATACAAAGTAGAACCTTTTCGTGAAGCCCAAGTAGCTCTTGGTCGTGCAGAGTTTGTTCAACGGGAACGTGAACAATTCTTTGGTGACGCATATAGCGAAATTTTAGCTGACCTTTTTGTTACGTGGTTGAAGACAGAGCCTCATTGTTCTAAAGAACGAGAATACCTGTATCATACCGCTATGGCATTAGGCAGTGTTAAAGAGAAATTAGTTGGTATCGAAATGTACGGTAATAACGTCAAGTTCATCCAACAACAAAACAATACCCAAGAGGGGTCTGAGGAATAATATGAGTGATTTAGATAAAGCAAAAAATGTGCTTGAAAAAGCACGAGAAGAAATCCTACGTGAATTGGTCCAATGCGGGTCAAATGGCGGTGTAGGTCGAGCAGGGAATTATGCACCAACCTTTGTTAATCTAACAAATGCTATTGATGCAATCAACCGAATGATGGAACCATCTAAAGGTGACTTCGCTGAACGTATGGCTGTAG